CTAACACAAGGAGTCAATAATGGCTAAAGACAAAAAAGAAAAGCCAGTCTTGAATCTCGATGGAGAAAAGTATTTCATTGATGATATGACTGATTCACAAAAAGAACTTGCATTTAAAGTGGCATTAGACCAAGACCATGTAGGTGATATACAGAACAAGCTGAGAACAAATGCTTTCATGAGACAACAATTAGTTGAATGTGAAAAAGTATTTGTAGAGAAGTTTCAAAAAGGTCATGCAGAACTCAAGAAAGTCTTAGAACCTGAAGCTGAAGAGGTAGAAGCAGAAGCATGATTGTAAGAAGGTGTAGTCAGGGTCATCGAGTTAGGATTCATAGAAATACAACTCCGGGTGCAATACGCACAAAAACTTATGCGGATGGGTCTACTGAGACTCTGACTTACCCTTCGTCTTATGATTACTTTGTTGATGTAGATGGTTCAGTAGCTAAGAAGACTAACAGCTTTAAAACTGCTGAAGAATACTATGTTGCTGAATGTGCTAAGAAGCATGGTGATGGACATGGTAGGCTGATAGTAGGGGGTCATCATATAATCAATGGTGTCGCTACATTACAAGCAGATTATCCTACTGATGCAAATACTAAGTCAGAAATAAAAGATTTCTATGATAAGCGTGGAGTTGCTTATGGTGGGAGTGAAACTAAAACAGAACTTCTTTCAAGAATAGTTCCTCAGTATAGAGCACTTAAAGAAGTTTCAAAACACTTAAAGGTATAAACATGATTAAAAAACTAATGGCAGTAATTATCGCTTTATCATTTGCTGGAGCAGAACCTGCATATCCAGTGCAGTATGAACAACTTGCTTCCAGTGAAGAAGTAAAGAAGAAGAAAAAGAAGAAAGGAAAAAAACTTTCTGAAAAAGGTAAAAAGAAGAAGAAAGGCTTTTTCTCAAAAGTATTTGGTTCTAAGTAATTATAATTATGTGGATGGCATTATGAAAATATTACCAAGATTGCAATATATTAAGGTAAAAAGAGTACAATCGTTGAGTCATACATATCAATTATTTATATGGGAAAGCAGTGTAACTCCTTATGGTGTTGAAATCAAATATGTCAAAAATAGAGATTAAAGTACTTGGTGGGTATATTGCATTTTTACTTATTATTCTACTTTTTGTAAGTTTTACTGGGTGTGACTCTGGTTGGACAATCGTAGGATGGGAGGTGAAGTGAGTGAAAACAATGGGGCACGCAGTTATAGAGGTGAAGTTATTGGTGATTCAATGGCAATCACTATTAATTTTAAATGGGCATTACAAATCTGTGCTCTTGTTGGAGCGTTAGTGTATGGTTATTGGCAAATTGAAGATAGAATTAGAAAGCTTGAAGAAAGTATGTTGCATGCAGATAATAGTATTGAGGAGTTGCTTTCAAAGCATATGGTTGAAGAACAAATTAAAAGAGAAGAGTTAGAGGATAAAGTGTCTTTTTACGAAAAAGAATTTAATATTAATCCATTGTCTTGGGGTAAGAGGAAGAAAAAGTAATGGAAGAATTTTTAGCATTATATGCAGAATACGGCATGATTGGTGTCGTTGGATGTATGTTTGTTTTTATGGTATATCAGAATGCTAAGCGTAGCGAACAGCAAGCTGAATCTATAGAAGCACTTAAAATCGAGAATGAAGGACAGTCTAAAAATATTGAGAATATTGAAGCTATTGTGCTTAAATTCTTAGACAGATGGAACAGGTCTGATGAAACAAGAGACAGACGGCATGAAGATATGATAAAAGAGATTAATGATATGAGTGATGTTCTTATGGAAATTAAAGGTAGCGTTAGTAGAATAAACGGGAAATGATTATGGACAGTTTAAAAGTATCTGGAATAAGTACTGCTAACCTTGGTATATATTGGATGGATGTTATTCCCTGGACTTTAGCTGTTATTATGTTGGTTCTCAATATTGTTTATTTACTATACAAAATTAAAAAGATAAAGGAGTCATAAATGGAATGGCTGTCAGCAAATTGGGAAATCGTTATTGTGGTTTTTTTCTGTTTGGAGAAAATTGTGAAGCTAAGTCCATCTGAGAAGGATGATATCTTAGTGGATGTTGTTTGGCAAGGTTTAACTAAGATTTTAAAAAAGGAGGACTCTAAATGAGTATGCTATCAAGTTGGGTAAAAAGACAAGTAAAGAAAAAAGGTGCAAAAGTTTTTATATTGAAGGTTCTTGATATGATTGTAAAGGCAACGCCATCTAAGAAAGATGATGAAATGGTTGCTAAAATTAAAGAAGTTATGGCTGAGTTTGAGTAATGGCGACTACAATAACAGCGGCAACTTTAACTGTTGATATATCAGAAACAATTACATTAAATGGAGTAGCTAGAAACTCTGCAACAAGTATGACTATTGCCTCAATAGGTGAAATACATAATAGGATAATGAGAGTCGAGAGTTCTACAAATGGAACAGGAATATTTGATGTTGCTGCTTCTAATCCTGGGGCTGGTTCTTTTGTAAGAGGTAATTTTGAGTATTGTAGGATAACAAATCTTGATGATACTAATTTTATTGTTATACAATTTACTGATGAGTCTTCGCATCATTGGGAATTAAAACTTGAAGCTGGTAAGACATTAATGTTTGGTGATGTATCAAGTGTAGATAATGAAGCTGATATTGATGATTTTAGCGCTTCAACATTAACTAAATGTATTGCAAAAGCAGATACTGCTGATGTTGATATAGAAGTTTATATTGCAAGTCTATAATGGCTGATGTTATTGGGTTATCAGATGTTTCTTCCAAAGATACAGGTAAAGGTAGTAAATTAAAGACAGGCAACTTAAAAAGAGGTCATAATATGCCAAAAGCATGCGTAGACAAATTAATTAAGCAAGGTAAAACACCTGAACAAGCACATAGGCTTTGTTATCCGGGTCAAAAGCCTGACACAACTTCAAAAGAAGAACAAGATATGGTTGGATGGGATAGAGCTGAAGCTGCTAATGCTCCTTTAAAAAAGAAAAGAAAGGCTTCAAAAGGATATTAAATGACTTTAGCTGAGAAAATGCAGTCTCAAAATAAGCAATCTTCATCGAAGAAAGTACAGTTAGTTGTGCATATGCCTGAAGTAAAGCAGCTTATGAATCATTTAGAAGTTTTATATAATACTATGGTCAAGAATGAACAATTAAAGACTATTTTAAAAATAAAACAATTATCTCAACGACAGCAGCCTATGTCTAATATAATTGGTCAACCTGTTATCCAAACAAGGTCATGGTACAATCCTGGACAAGGTATTAAGCAGTCTGCAGCTGTTACATAATGAAGGCAAGTAATGTCAGGTAAACGAGTTGATCTTTTTGGGCATGACAAAGGGCTTGGTGATACTGTTTCAAGAGTTATTAAAACAGTTTCAAGAGGCAAAATAAAGGAGTGTGGCGGATGCGAGAAAAGAAAACAATATCTGAATACATTGATTCCCTTCAGGGACGTGGAAGCGGACAGAGCGAACAGAACGAAAGATACATAGGCGAATCCACAGAAGGTGGAGCCATACTTGGAGCCGAAGGCGGGCTCCGTTTTGATTTATTTGAGCATGATGATCCAGAAGAAGAATTGCCTTGTGTGTGCGATCTACCTGAACATGCACAGTCGTTGCTTTTAGAAGATATGGACTACGAAGAAGGCAATGCCAAAGCAAATACATAAGATACAGGAATTTCACGGAGGTCTTAATAACTCATCTGATGCAAGAGATATTTCTGATGCTGAGTTAGCTGATATACAAGATGCTGTTGTATCTGATTTAGGTAAAATTAGAAATATGGGAGGGACTACAGCTCATGTTGCTTCAGTTGGAGTTGGGAATAATACAAGACCTTATGTAACCATTAAACCAGGCTATGGTTTATTTGCATTTAGTCACGATAGGGCTGGAGCTGAGTTAGGTTCAGGTACTGTAGCTAATGAGGAGCCAACAGATTATTTGGTAATAGCTGATGCTGATCTCCATGCTAATATATGGATATATAATTTTACTACAGATACATGGATGGCCCCTATTAATATGGGAAGTACATCTGGAATGAAGCCTACTTTTTATATTGTTGATGGGGTTCTAAGGATAAGTGATGGTCAATTTGGAGGAGGTAATGCTAATAAGTGGTATGGGTATATAGATAGGATTATATTTAAAAATATTGAACCAAGTTATACTATTAACCAGTGGTACCTTAGCTATTCTAAGAGCGAATCACCAAGACCTTCTTCATTTCAAAATGATGTTGATTTTACTCAGCTATATGGTAATAAGAATAGTATTGATGGTACTAGTAGTCTATGGAACAATATAGGACTTACTAGAGACGCATTAAGGCTTTCTGGGTCAGGCGGAACTATGGCGAATGTATCTAAAGCTAAACTATATTTTACGTATTATGTAGATACACCAGGAGATGTTTATGTTAGAGTAGAAATTGGTACTGCCGAAGCAAGTAGTGGGACTTATGGGGCAGTTGGTTCGACATTTTCTTTTGATGAAGCTAATGCTGAAGTATTTCAAAGGTTTGGCAATGTTCGTATTATAGATCAATATAGAGAACAGGGCAAGGAAGAAGGTACTTATGAATTTTTCTTTGATCCAACTAAGACTACTACTGAAGACGGTAGTGGCGATTCTGATCATTGGGGAGGATCTGATGGTGATACTGAATATTTTGGAGCCTCTATTCAGGGCCAAAATGGTGTAGATTGGATTAAATTTACTAAGATGGAAGTTTGGGCTAATGATACTGTTCCTGATGTATCAACTTATGTTGCTGATAATAATGTTTTTCTTATGACTGATTGGATTAGTGATGTAGGAGTGGGATGGTGTGATGGTACGACTGCTGGGAAATTTATGTTTGGAGTTTCTTTTGTTTATGATGAAAAGCAAGAAAGTCAAGTAACTACATTAACACAACATGATGATGTTAATCTTACTACTGTTACAGCAGCTGCTGTTACAGCTACCCAATCACCTGGATACAGATTGCATATTGGTGATTTTGATAATCTTCCTACTTGGAATAGGAGGGTAACTAGCATTAATTTATATTTGAAAGATGTTACTTCTAGTACAACAGAACCTTGGTATTTGCAGGCAAGTTTTGATTTAATAAAAGGTGAAGCTACATTAGATAGTACTCAACAAAAGTATAATGCTAGTTATCAGGTTCAGTCAAATGAAAATTATTATTTTTGGGAGATACCTAATACTGATAATGTCAGCCCTTCAAAGATTACAACATATGAGATTAATAGTGGATTTAATGAAGAAGAAGTAAGTATAAGTTCTAAATTCAAGACTGCTGTTGTAACTAATAGGATGGCTTATATTGGAAATATAGAAGTTCAAAAAGAAGGTCAAATTGGAACTACTGAAAGAAAAGGCGATGCTATGTTAAAATCGCCAGTTAACCAATTTGATAATTTTCCATTAAGTAGAATTGTAGAAGCTTCTATCCAAGATGGTGATGAGATAGTTAAGCTTGAAGAATACGCAGATAGAATACTTCAGTTTAAGAAAAAGAAGATGCATCTTATTAATGTATCACAGAATTTAGAATTCTTAGAAGATACATTTATGCATAAAGGCATTGCTCATTCATCAGCTGCTGTTAAGACTGATTATGGAGTAGCTTGGGTTAATGAGAATGGTGCTTATCTCTATGATGGACAAAAGGTAACAGATTTACTTGAGAAAAGAGGAAGGCAGATAATTAAAGAGAGTACATGGGCATCGTTTCTTGGGGCAGCTCCTGTGATTGGATATCTTCCTAATAAAAGGCAGTTGATTATTTTAAAATCTGCTGGAGCTGAAGCTACTAACTCTGCTATATATTTGTTTGATATGGTTACTCAAAGTTGGACAACTGGTGATTCTAAATTTACAGATTCAGCTAGGCAAACAAATTTTGTTGTAGATGCTAATAATAACTTAGTAATTGGACAGCAAGCTACTCCTTTTGAAATAGCTGATATTGTCTATTGGGATGATAACGCTGATGTTTCAGGTACAGGTACTTATAAATTACATACTAAAGATATAGATTTTGGTCAGCCAGGACAGAGGAAAAAGATATATAAAGCTTATATATCATACAAAGGAGATGGCGATAGTGTAACAGTTCAATATGCTATTAATGGAGATACTGATACAGTTGCTCCTTTTTACAGAACTAATGCTGATGGGAGTTCTGATAAAACTAATTCAGATACTACACCACTATTAGATTCAAATACAGATGATTGGATATTAGCAGAGTTACGACCAGTAACTTCTATTAATAATGTATATAGTTTTCAATTAAGATTAGGAGGAACGGCTGAGTCTGATTTTGAGATTAATGATATATCAATAGTATACAGATTAAAGAATATCAAATAATATGCCAATGACAAGAGAACAACGGATTGCTTTACATAAGAAGCAAGAAAGAACAAGTATTAGTTCAGGCCCTCCGCGATCATCTGATTTAAAAGAAGGAGTTTCTGAAGTTAGGAATGTTCATGGTTTAGGTGTTGTTGAGTATACTAAAGTTAATGGTGCTGTTGTTGAAAATGTTTATAATCGTCCTCCATCAAAGGCTATTAGGGATTTAACTGATAGTACAGGAGGTACATCAGGTGGTAATACGGTTGCTAATTTTGGTGCAGCTCCATTGAATTTAGCCGCAGCCGCAAGTGTAACTGATGCTGAAAATGCTGTTGCTACTATTGTTGATAAGCTAAATGCTATACTTAATGTTCTTAGAGAGCATAAGTTAATTGAGAAGTTTGATAAGCTATAATGAATGGTTTGAATAATATGCATATAAATATTAAATTTGTAATGTATAAGTATAGGTTAAGATAGTGTCAAAAGATTTATATAGCACATTTAAGGCTGCTGGATCAACTGCAGGGAAATATCAAGGTAGTTGGTATAAACAAGAAGGGATACGAGGCGAAATGACGGCTGAATCTATGTTGTCAGAGGAAAGAGTCCAAGGTATACAGGATACTACATCAGCTATAACTGAAGCTATTGGATTAGCTAGGTCCTATAGAGATGAAAAAAGAGCTGAAAAAGAGCATAAAGAATTAATGGGTACTTTAGGATTTGGTTCTACTAAAGGGTCTGAATCATTAATGCCAGATACAACTGTTGCTTCTGCTGGTGAAGATATTGCAGGAGACCTTGATGTAAGTGATACTTCTGGGTTTGATGTTTTTGAAGACCCTACAACAGGAACAACAGGTACAAGTCCATTATCCAATGAGGCTTATAAGGCTGTATCAGGTACAACAGATACAAAACCAAACTTATATGAAGAATGGCAAACTGCTACGGGAGGATTAACAAAATCTGCTAATTTAAAATTATATGAGGCAGACCCTTCAATGAAAGGAAAATCAAAAGAGATAAGAGCTTCTAAATACAAAGAATTATTTGGTGATTCTGATGAACTAACTATTGAAAGTCTTATGCCTAATACATTAGGTATTCTTAATCAATAATGAATAATACATTAGCAAATAACCATTTATCAGGTGCTGCTTTAGGCCAAGGAGGTGATGATAGATACCGCCTTGTTGATGGAGAGATGTCTCATGTAAATCCTGTTGAAGCAAGCATGATTGATGCTTTTGGTAAGAAAGGTGAAGAATCTGTTAAAGAAAGAGGTTCAGGTACTATCAATCCATATACAGGTAATAGGGAATATGTTGATCCATTTACATTAGGAATGGGTTTTGTCAGTTTGTATGGTATGTATGCTTCTTCTAAAGAGAAAAGAGAAGGAGCTGGTGTTCAAGTAGGTTTGATTGATCAATCGTTATCAGCTCTTGATAAATCAAAGAGCCAATTAGCTGAAACTAAAGAAGCTAAGGGAAAGGCTGCTCAAGCTGAGTTTCAATTTGATTTTCAAGGTTTGCAAGATCAAACTGGCCAAAGTGAGCAGGAGCTAAAAGATTCATATGATCAAATGATAGTTAAAAGTGGTATGCCTACACAAGGCACAGCAGAAACAAAGAAATCGAGGAT